ACAAACAAACGGCTCAACTAATCGCGAAAATATCACTTTAACAGTAGACCCGATAACCGGCTCAAATAATATCCCATCGTCAATAACGGCCATTAATCGAACGTTCGGAAGATCGTATTCTGTTTGCCCATCAATTACTATACAGTCGCATGTTCTGGCTTGAATATTAACGCTAATAACTTCGGCATTGCAATAGCTTACCTGATCGACCTTATGTGTACCGACCATTTTATTAATTGCTTCATTTATGCTTCTATCGCTCATATAACTAATTTATAATCAAGCTCGATGGTCTGACGAAGTCCATCAAACCCGCCTGAATATTCAACGCCTTTAACTTTATATAATCCATTTCGTTCGGGTAATTTAGGATCAATAAAATTTACATTGTCTCCCATCCTGACAAATGGTAATCCAAATGTAACAAATTTGCCCTTAAATCCGGTATAGTAAAACTTTTTTATTTCAGCTGTCGCCAAACTGATTAATTCAGTAATATTCTTTGCAAAAGGATAGGGCAGCGTCATTCGTTCGCCTCCGGTATTTGGTGGATAATCTTCGCCTTTTTTCTTAATAAATACGGTCGGCTTATCGCTCCCGCCTCTCAGTGTGACTAATACCTCCAATCGATTGCATTTCGTTTTAGCGTGGCCGTCCTTTGTTACTTTCCCGGTCAATTCCTCAATCTTGTTCGATGCTACAATACTGATTACGGTGTCTTCTTTGCGTTGATATTCAAGTTCGTCCGAAATGATATCTTGTTGAAAAGTAAAAGTGTGCGTATTTGCTTCGCCTTCGATATAAATAACGGCTCCGCATCTTAACTCATTTCCTTTAAAATAGCTTTCAAAATGATAATGTTTGCGAAGCCTGGCCAATACCTCAGCCACCGTTTCGTCACCCGTCCTGAACTCTCCAAGCGTTGTACTTGTTAAAGAATTTACCGTAAACTGATAATTTGGATTTGCTTTATTGTAGTCAACCAAGAGTATTTTCAAAATATCTTCAAGTGTTTCGGTTGCCTTGAATGTTCTGGTAATGGCAGGGATTTGTTTTAATTTCCAAGTGTTGTCTTCAAAGTGTAGTTCAATAGGTTTTTTTGACGTAACTTTTGAAATAAAACCCTGAAATAAATGGCTATTTTTTTCCTGATTGAATGTGCCACGGAATATTTCTTTCCCTTTATCAAAGAATTTATATCCCCAATCCAAAGTAATCGAATCACCCCTTAAGAATAAAGGATTGGCATTTGAAAAACCTCCGATATTTACATTGGTCCCAAACAATGAAATCAGCTTATTACCCGCATCCCTAACATATAGATTTTTAGGAATGATTATTTTGCCGTCGTTGGTCATATCGCGCCAAGTATCAGAACATTCCATTTCGTGAACAAAATCAAAGCTGATTGTTTTTGTCCGCTGTGGAAAATCCTCTGTCGGGATTTGAACTATTGTAACCTGTGTGACTACTCTATACATTACATTCCTGTTATTTTCAATTCCTGAGGCGTGTCAGATATTGCATTTAACGAAAAGGTTTGATACGAATAACCGCCCTCTTCTTGCTCTAAGTTTCGATCTTCAAAGATTACTGAGTCAATATCCATTGTCTGAAGGTAAACAGAAAAAACTGGAATAGGAACCGGAGCTTTAATTAACTTCATTAATTCAGCAACCTGTTCTTCGGGATAGTGTCCATTTTTACCTGTGATTATTCCCCGGAATGATATTTGAGCATCGCCCTCTCCTATATATTCTTTAACTGTTCCGTTACGTCCCTGTATTTCTGTTTTAACAATATTGCGTGGAAATGATACGGAAACTAAAATAGCCTGAAATGTGATCTTCGGAGTTGTTATTGATTTGCCGGTTGCATCTGTATATTTTACCGAACCAAAAGTAATCTCAACCCAAACATCTGTTCCAAATTCGGTTTTATGCCCGTGAATGGGACTGTCCAGATCACTCGACTGATCTATTTGTCCTACGTATGGGTTATTGTCCGGTGCGAATCTTCGCGCGTCCTGCTGCAGTCCTGTTGCAATAATTCCGGCAGACCGTCCGGCGATCATCCCTATTTGAGCGGCCGAAACTCGCGGTATAACAAATTCTCGTATAGTTGTCATTAGTGATCTGCTATAATTAATGAATCATGCGTTGCATTTACCAATACGGCGGTAATCTTTTCTTTCAGACTTCCGATACCTTCTTTTACATTGGTTGTCGAAATTGTGAACCCTTGTATTAATGGTGCATTATAAGCAATGTGAATATTGATATTCTTTGAGCCTTCGGCTTTTGTTTTTGGCATTGCGCCCTCCGCACCTGGATCGCCCTTTTTGCCTTTGCCCACAGTTGACGGCATTAAAGATTCTGCAGAACCTGCATTTTTTACGGCCCCCATTCCACCGTAAATAGTACCTAATCGCTCTTTTGCGTCTAATGCTGCATCGATAGCTGAATTAACCCCGGCTTTTACCATCGCAGGATCAAACGTAAGTACTCCCATTATTGCCTGGCCTACGCCCTGAAATACTCCAGCTATCCCATTCCCGACAACTTTAGCCATTTCCCAAACCGCAGAAAGCATATTTCCGAAACTGCCGAAATGAACGGTCAATGCCACTACCCCGCCGATTAACGCAGCAACCCCTGCAATAAGTAATGGTATTCCGGTTCCGGCCATGGCTATTTTCACAGCAAGCCAAGCCGCAGATAATCCTTCGGTAGCTAACGTATTCACGATAATTGCGGCGGTGCTTAACCCTGTATACCATACATGTAGTGCAGTGGCTGATATTACTCCAAGCGTTATTGCTTTATATGTAGCATACGAAGCAATAACCCACGTAATAGCGTCTTTGTGATCTTTGACAAACTTAACCGATACGGCAAAAGCTGTATTTAACTTTGTTATTCCGGCTAACGCAGCATTTAAAACTCCTACTATTAAGGGCTTTGCCTCAATATAAATATTATTCATGAATTGGAAAAGCGAATCCCCAACGTTTGAAAGTACAACACTTGTATTTTTGGCCATATTTTCAAGACCGTGATAATAAATACCACCCTCGGCATGAGCGATCTTTAATGCTTTTGTGATTTGCTGATAAGTTATTCTTTGCCCTTCGCCTGTTTTTATTCCTGCCTCATTTAGCGCTTTGTAAATATTTACCCCTGCATAAGCAAACTGTTTAATATCTAAAGCGCTCGCAAATCCAACGTTTTTAATCTGCTGTAAGTTCACAACCATTCGTGTAAGTTCCTCGTTTCCGCCGCCTGTTGCGCTGATCGCATTAGCTAAATTATAGACCGCCTCCCTTGCGCCCTCCGCTGTTTCGTCTGCTGATATTAACGCTTTGTTTGCTGCTAAAAGTCCTTTAAATTCAAATGGAGTGGCCATAGCGTCCGCCATTACATTTTTTATAACCTCGGTGGCGGCAGAAGAGCTTTTTAGTAGCGTTGTTAATCCGGTAGTTGCATCTTCAACGAACGAACCGGCTGTCACTACATTTTTGATAAACATTGCAATTCCGGCAACTCCAAATGCTATACCCATAGCGGAACCAAGCGATAATGCAGCCCCTCTGGCCGTTCCCATTGCACCGGTTAATTGTTGCGTTGCGGTTGTTGCGGAATTGACCTGAGGTGTAAGATTACCCCTTAAATTTAAAATATATTCGACTAAAGTACTACTCATTTAAATTGGACTTGATGAACGGTTTCTAAATAGTATTTTGTTTGCCCCCATAGTTTATAAAACTCATTGGCCTTTTCTTCGTCTGTTCCTGTTAGCTTATCGGTGTCAACAAAAAGGCAGCCCCGAATAAGAGCTGCCATTCGTGCGGTTGGCGCACTCGAATTGTCGATTTTGCTATCAGCTATTTTTTTTTAAACGAACTTTCAATAACCTCACCCAGTCCGATGCAAATACGACACATTCCTATTTTGTACGGTGTGCAGTCCGATGAACTTTCGTATGTCTTCGAATTGGATTCCTCACGAAGCGTTAATGTTTCTCGCATTTCGTCGGCTGCAATCCATGTGCCTGAACCTGTAATTTTATCCATGAAACACAACGTTTGAATATAGTTAGGTTCTTTGATATAACCTACTATTCGATCATTTGTTTCAGGGTCAATACCAACGTAAACATGAACTTTAACAATCCCGTATTTCTTCGCTAATTCCGCGGCTTTCGCTTCGTATTCGGCGGTTTCTTTGTCTGTTAATTGTGTAATTTCCATATTATCGGGTAATTTGAGCAATAATTAAAGGAATTTTAACAGTCAACTTTGTATCGCCTTCTTTTGCATTAAATGGATCTTCAAGGAATTCGCACGCCCTGAGGATGTCTTTTGTTGCGTCTGCTACTGAATTGCCATAAACAACCGGAATATCAAACCATCCGATAGCCAATGGATCTCTATTTGGAGCGGCTGCAATTACTTTTTTCCATTCGTCCAAATAAATCTCAATTGAGCCGTCGTACTCTTTCCGACCATATCCGCGGCTTACTGGTTCCGGGCCGGCGCCGTAATTGTTGGTTTTCGACTGTTTTCTGTTGAATTCAATCGAAGTGATACCGGATACCGGAACGCCGAACAAAACGAAGTTGATCGAACTCCAGCTATATGCTACACCATTTATTAAAGGGGTTGCCATAATTTTTTATTTAAAAGATATTGGAATTGAAATGTTGCGAGCTATTCCGTTTTCGTTCAGTAAAATATTGACTACTAACGTACTCGTTAAAGAAACGTTTTGTGTTGGATCAATATAAACATCGCCTTCTGAAACTTCGCCCAAATCCTGATCGCGTGCCATTTGATAAAGCGGTTGAATCGCCTGAGCTTCAAGAAAAGCTATCGTAGTATCTGCAAGTGTGCCGTCTGCATTCTTCAATAGCTTACTTTTTAGATAAGGAATTAAAGCAGAATAGACACCGCGAATAGCTTTGTCGATTACCCTGTTATCATTGATATAAGCGTAATCAGAAGCGATTGTAATGGCAGTGTGATTGTCGTTAAAGAACGTTCCAGCATATCCTACATACTGTTGTCCGAAGATATGACGTTTGTCGTTAATCGCGTCAAGTGCTGAATCAGACAGAGCGGGATCAGATAAGAGTTGACCGTTTGCAAAGCCTGGAATGTCATTTTCTGTGCCATTCGAAAGATTGAATTTTGCAGGCTCCCCGAAGTCTTCACTTACAGCACTTAGCGATAACATGCCTAATGCGATGCCCAATTGAGTAATCGATTTACCAGTAATCAAAAATAGGTAATTACCTAACGCTGCACCATCCTGACCAATAATTGAACTTGCTTTATTTGCTGTCAATGTGGTTAAGTCTGCAACCGTTGTAATATCGGTTACCGCTTTCATATCGGCTGCATAAAGTGCGCTTAATGGTTTATGCCTTGCATCATTCATTGTTTTTATAACCCCGTCAATAGCGGTTAAATCACCTGGGGCATAGGCCGATGAATCTTTGAAAATACCTACCTGTCGAATCGTTCCGGCTGCAAATGTTTGCATTGCTGTAATTTCGGCGAAAGTATAAGGCGAAGGAACAGGAAAGAATCCAACGTAAAGCGAACTATTCGGGTTACCTCTGAAATACTCTGCGATATGGTAATGCCATACGGCTTGTTTTGAAGCAGCTCCACCAGTGAATTGAGTAATAGTTCCGGCCATTGTAGCACCCGCGCTTAATGTTGCTGAAAGTGGTGTCCCCGAGTTAAGGAATATCCCAAGTCCGGCGCGTGAAGTAATCGCAACTGACCCGGCGGTATTAAGAGCAGTATATCCGTGTACTTTAGTCCCTGCGTTAATTGCAGCGGTTAATCCGTCACCAACT